TGATGGTTCCATACAACATTTGAATATATTGTCACAAGAAGAAAAGGATATATTTAAGACCTCAATGGAAATTGACCAAAGGTGGATCATTGATTTGGCCTCGGACCGACAACAATATATTGATCAATCACAATCGTTAAATCTTTTCTTTAGACCGGATGCACATATTAAGTATGTACATGCAATGCATTTCATGGCATGGAAGAAAGGTGTGAAAACTTTATATTACTGCCGTTCTGAGAAGATTGGTAAAGCTGATAAGGTTTCTAAAAGAATTGAACGCGAAGTGATTAAAGAACTTGATATGACACAAATTGCCCAAGGTAACGATTGTATTGCATGTGAAGGTTAAGGGAGATTATATGAGATTAGATGTACCCTACAAATTGGTAACACAAATTGATGAAGAGTTGTCAAATGAAGTTCTTTCAAAAATTGATCCAGAACACTGGTATCTTGATGAAACTAGAAATAATATGGCAAACTTAGAAAAGACACAATCAATCATACTTAGATATTTTGACAGTTATCAAAATGCAAAAGTATCAAATTTTAGAGATTTTTTTGAAGATAAACCTATTTTTGATCACTATAGAGAATCTATTGAAAAGGTTATCACCGAATTAAAGAAACATTATGAATTCACCGATTATATGTGTTTTTTTGCAAAGTTATTACCTAATGCTGATGTAGGACAACATGAAGACTCTTCTCCTTTTTTGGAAGAGTGTCATAGAATTCATATTCCATTGAAGACTAGTAAGGACGTATATTATATTATTGAAAATACAAGATATAACTGGTTGAAAAACAATATCTATGAATTTGATAACCAAAGAGTGCATGGAGTCGAAAACAGAAGCAGAGAAGAAAGAATTCATCTTATGTTTAATCTTTACAAGTAGGTTTTATTATGTCTAAGAAAGTTAGTAAATTAACTGAAGAGAGAACTTTTTTTAAGCCTTTCAATTATCCTTGGGCATATGATGCTTGGTTAAAACATGAACAAAGTCATTGGTTACATACAGAAGTTCCGATGATTGAAGATGTTAAAGACTGGAAGAAGAAGTTATCAAAAGAGGAGAAACACTTTTTAACACAAATCTTCAGATTCTTCACTCAAGGTGATATTGATGTTGCTGGTGGTTATGTAAAGAACTATTTACCATATTTCACTCAGCCTGAAGTTAGAATGATGCTTCTTGGATTTGCTGCGAGGGAAGCGTTACATATTGCTGCATACTCACATTTGATTGAAACACTTGGATTACCAGAAACAACATATAATGAATTTCTCGAATATGCGGAAATGAAAGAGAAACATGAATATGTAAAAGACATTTCTGCACAGAATGGTAGTGTAGAATCCACTGCAACACATATTGCTGTATTTTCTGCCTTCACTGAAGGTATGCAATTATTCAGTTCATTTATTATGTTGCTTAATTTCCCAAGACATGGTAAAATGAAAGGTATGGGTCAAATTGTAACATGGTCGATTGTTGATGAAACTCAACACGCTGAGTCCATGATCAAATTGTTTAAGACCTACATAGAAGAAAATCGTGAAGTCTGGAATGATGTTCTCAAGTCAAAAATCTACACTATTGCTGAACGAATGGTTGAATTAGAAGATAAGTTTATCGACTTAGCGTTTTCTGCCAACTTGATGGAAAATTTAACAGCGGAAGATGTTAAGAAATATATTCGTTATATCACTGATCGCCGTTTAATCTCTATGGGACTAAAGGGTATATTTAAAGTAAAAAGGAATCCTCTTCCATGGGTTGAGGAAATGATTAACGCTCCTACACATACCAATTTTTTCGAAAATAGAGCAACGGATTATGCAAAAGGCGCTCTTTCTGGAAATTGGGGAGATGTATGGGCCAATTAAAATTTAAGGAAGATTAATGTCAATACACAAGTCAATTAATGGAGAATGTTCAAATTGTGAATCTACTTTTTTAATAACATATTCAGATATGATAACATCAAAGGAATATCCTGAATATTGTCCTTTCTGCGGTGAACCCATCGATGAATTATCCGAAGACTACATAGAAGAGTCCGAGGATGATTTTGAAGATGAGGGAACATGGCATTAGAATGGCAATATAATAAAGAAATATTCACAGAAGAGTTAATTGGTGATAATTATGGATTTGTCTATATTGTCACCAACCTAACCAACAATAAAAAATACATAGGCAAGAAGTTCTTTTATTCTCTTAGGACAAAGCAAGTCAAGGGTAAGAAGAAGAGGGTTAAATTGTCTAGTGATTGGCAATCTTATTATGGATCAAACACGGAGTTACAGAATGATGTAAAAGTGTTGGGTGAAACAAACTTTACTAGAGAAATCATACACTTGTGCAAATCAAAAGGTGTTTGTGGTTATCTTGAAGCTAAAGAACAATTTATTCGTAATGTACTTGAAACTGATGACTATTATAATACATGGATTATGGTCAGAGTCAGAAAATCACACTTAAAGGGTATTTAAATGCTACCATGTTTTCACGAAATGAAAGGTAAAGAATATGACTGCCTAACATTTCTTCCAGCCGATGATGACAATCTCAATATAGAGTTAGGCATGCTCGTTGATCCAGGAGAAAAACTCGCCGGAAGTACTATGGGCGATTCCTATAATATAATTTTATTTAAAGAAGGTGATGAAGGCGTAACTGATATTGATAATTTTAAAGCAATTCTTGGTTGTCCTTTTGAATATGCATCTTTTTTGATACCAGGTGGTTGGTATGGAATGATTACCAGAGATACAACCACTTCACATGAGATGTGTGATGATATGTTGGAAAATTTAAAAAGTTACGCTTGACATATCATCTTTATTATGATAGAATGAAACTTCTAAACTTTTGGATTACATAAAATCATGATACTAGTTGACCTCAATCAAGTTCTACTTTCTGGTCTGATGGCACAGATTTCAGGACAAAAAAATGTAAAATTGGAAGAACATTTGATTCGTCATATGATTCTCAACATTCTCCGTAATCACATTAAAACTTTTAAGAAAGATTACGGAGAAGTTGTTCTTTGTTGTGATAACAGGAAATATTGGAGGAAAGAATACTTTCCTTTTTATAAAGCTGGTCGCAAAAAGAGCAGAGAGAAGTCCGATCTAGACTGGCATCTTATCTTTGATATGTTAGCTAAGTTCAAAGATGAACTAAAAGAAAACTTCCCATACAAGGTTGTTGATGTTGAAGGTGCCGAAGCTGATGACATTATTGGTACTCTTGTCCCCAGACACATTGCACACGAAGATATTGTAATTATTTCCAGTGATGGTGATTTTCTACAACTTCAAAGATACAACACAGGTAAACATATTGTAAAGCAATACAATCCTGCCCAAAAGAAATTTCTTAAATCGGAAAATCCTACTCTTGAATTAAAAGAAAAGATTATTAGAGGAGACAAAGGTGATGGTATTCCCAACATCTTTTCTCCTGCTGATTGTTTTGTTAGGGAATTGCGACAGAAACCAATAACAAAAAGTTCTATATTAAAGTTCCTGCAAGAGGATATGGAAAAGATTTCCAATGATTATATTAGAACCGGTTATAGTAGAAATCAGACCTTAATTGATTTGAGTTTTATTCCTAAAGAAATAAAAGAAAAAATTATAAATAATTACGAAGATAATAAACCTGCCCCTAAACAAAAACTATTTAATTACTTTGTTGAAAAGAAATTAATGAACCTTATAGATAGCATCGGTGATTTTTAATGAAAAATATGTATGAAGTGTTTGATGAATTTGAGCAAGCACAAACAAAAGAAGAACAAATGAAAGTGATAGAGAAAAATCTATCGAAAACTCTAGTTGATGTTTTGTTATTAACCTTTCACCCCGAATATCAGTGGAAAGTCAAAGAACTTCCTGAAAACTATAAAACTCCTGATACTAAACCTGGAATTTCGGTTTGTCAACTATCAACTGAAATACGAAAGTTGTATCTATTCAGAGAAGGAGAACAAACTGCTGAAAGTTTGTCTTCAAGAAAACAAAAAGAACTACTCATTCAATTTTTAGAATCCCTTGAGCCAAGAGAAGCGGAAGTTGTTATTGGTATTTTTAAGAAAGACCAATGTGTGAATGGTTTAACTTATGAATTTGTTAAAGAAGCATTTCCTGATTTGTTACCCTAACAATGCTGGGTATTAAAATAAAGGCATTAAACTTGTAAAATGGGAGATAAAAAGGTGTCTAAGAGTATGGCTAAGGCTCGTAAGAAGTGGTATGAAGATGAATATGATGATTTTGATAGGGTGTTTGTAAATAAACCAAAGAAAACTGAAACTGTTGAAGTGAAAAAGTCCAAAAAGAATACTGCTTCGAAGATGAAACACATGTCTAAAGATGAATTGATGGATATTTACTCAAAAGAAGAAGATTTCTATTAAAATAGAGTAGTCGATGCTTTCCAGGGACGGAAAGCTTGACAAGAACACATTTTTGGTGTACAATGGTCTCTCAAATTGTGTGGAGATTATATTATGATGATTTATGCTGCTGTTCCCAAGTACAAACCAAAGAAAAAACCAAAAACTGTCGTAAAAACAGTGTCAAAAACTGTAAGAATCGAAACAAAACGTCTAAATTGCACTTTAACCATTCCTACTGACAGAATTACCCCAAATTATCCATCAGCTGACGCTTTTTTTATGGGTGGCCATCAAAAATCTGGCATTATGAGGGATTATCATAAAATGTCAGAGTCAGATCGTAAAATTATTAATAAAATTGGCCAATGCTTAGCGCCACTACACAAAGGCAATTACATTTATGTTTCAGACGGTATTAATCC